AAAAAAAAAAAAAGGAGGTAGAAAAATGAAAGAAATTAATCAGTACACAAAAAGAGGTCAAGAGTTGTTAGCACTTGCTAGGAGAAACGAGGGTTTTGCTTTATCAGATGTTTACGCTAACGCTGGTTATAGAAAATTACTAGCCTACGATAGTTGTTTTCGTGAGGCACTGGAAGAGGGTGCACCAGCAACGTTCCGTATTTGTTCACATAACACTTTTAGTTTCACCTGTGCGTGGGATTCAAAAGACGGTGTTCGCTATAGCACTGCTCAAAATGATTACTTGATAAAGGGAGCGACATTATAGGTGTAGCGATAGGCGCTATCCCAGTTTCAACGCTGGGACACCTTTCCGGCATCAGCCGTGTAAAAAAAAACAATAAAAAGGAGAAAAAAGATTATGAGAGAAAGAATGGTCACAAGAACAGTAACTCAGACAACAGCAAAGGTTATGTGTTTAAACGTAACAACAGCGGAGGTAACTATTAATGAGTACACAATAGGCGGTACTTATACAGAAGTAGATTTACTAAAGAAATGCAAGAAACTTTTCGAAACGGACGAGTTCAAACTGGTTCACATTGAATCATCAAAAGTAGAAGAGATTCTACTGGGAATGACAGAAGAGGATTTTATCCGCTATGCAACCGTCTTACCACCAAGGAAAGCACAGGGTGATTGATTCACCCTTTTCCAGAATTAGAACATTGTTAAAAATTTAACGAAAGTACTAGAAAAGAGGTAAAATGGTATATGGTTATAAATAGCTTAGTATTTAAATTAAAAAAGCAACTAGCAGTGGAAGTAAAAGGTAAAGTGTACGTTTCATATGATAAAAACGGCATATATGTAAGCGTTGAAAACTCTGCATATGATATTTGGTGTACTAAAATACCAGTTTTACGTGCTAAAGTATCTGAGCAAAAAATGGTAACAATTCTAACACGAATAGTCATAATGCAATACAAGGAAGATATTTTAAACAAGTATTTTCTTAAATAATTTTGCAAATACGCTTGACAAAAATTCGTCTTTCTGATATAATTAATAATGTCAGAAGAACATATTTGCTCAATACAAAAGGGTGGCTTTCAAATACAGCCACCCAACCTCCTGGGTGGTTCGTCTAGCTGGAAAGGACATTCAGAAAGTAAACGGGCTTGGCACTGAAAAATGTGGGTTCGACTCCCACATCACCCTTTAGCATTAAAAGTGCTAGTAACAATAAATACACAATATAAAAAGAAAGGAAGTAAAAAACATGGCAAGAGTACCAAGGGTTACAAGAACCATCACAACAACAAAAGCAATTGTAATGTGTCTGGATGTAGAAGCGGGAGAACCTTTTAACAAGGAAGTAACAGTACCACGCACCTACAAAGACAACGATTCTTTACTGAAAACAGTAAAACCAATCATCGAAACTGAAACGATCAAAGCGGTTTACATCGTAGACAAAACAGAAATCGAAACTCTGTACGGAATGGCGGAACAGGAGTTTATCAAGCACGCACACGTAATACCAGAAAGAACAGCTAAGCCAGAAAAAGAAGCAGAATAATAAAAAAGAGGAGAAAAAACTATGGTTAATATTATCTCAAATCAGGAATACAATGAAATCGAAAAGTATCTCATGACAATTTCACCGGCAATCGAATCCATGAAAAACTTACCAGATGGGGAAAAAATCCCGGTAAAAAAATATATGCTGTTTGAGGATGTGAAAGAAAACACAGGCGAAGCGGTAGAAATCTTATCAATACTCACGCCAGACAACAAAGTATACTCAGCACAGAGCGGAACGGTAAAGCGTTCATTCAATGACATCGTAAATATCATGGGTGATAAACCGTTCACTATCATTAAAACATCTGGCAAGACAAAAGCCGGTAGAGATTTTATCAATTGTATTCTTGATGTAGAGTCAATTGCATAAAGGCTAAAAAATTAAAGGAGAAGCAAAACAGCTTCTCCTTTTTTCAACAGGAGGGGTTTGTATGGCAAAGAAGACAACACAATACACAAAAAACAGGAATCGTATCTTAAGGTATATAAAGAGGCATAAAATAACACAATATGCAGATATATATATACCAACAGAACTTCAATTAAGGAAACAAGGTGTAAAAGGAAAAGAACTCGCTAAACTCACTAGAAAACTAAAAGGAATAACACCAAAATATCTAAAACAGGAAGCGTCTAAAAGTAAAGAGAGAGAAACAAGAGAACCCAAAACAGATAATGTTTTAGAAAACGGTATTTCTCAAGTAATTATCAATAATTTCAAATCACAAATATTGCATTTTCCGAAAGAAATATCTGACAAGGTTATTGCCTTTATAAACACACTGATAAACGAACAAGGGATAGACTCTGTTGCATACTCTTTAGAACATATGCCACTTCAATTTCACGAAATCCTAAACAAAACAGGATATGATAGCAATTCAGCTATGCAAGAGTTCACTAGTTCGTTAGTAGAATACCTACCAGATGCTTCCGATGCTTACAAGAAAGATTTAATAGAAGCGTTCGAATATAACGAACTAGGATATAATATTGAGGATTAAAAAATACCGTTATTTCATGTGTGACTTTGAAACAACAGTATATAAAGGGCAGGAGAATACAGAGGTTTGGGCATCGGCTTCTGTAGAACTATATACGGAAAAGGTAGAAATATTTCACTCAATAGAGGAGCAATATAATTATTTCTTATCTTTAAATTCAAACGTTATAGCCTACTACCACAATTTAAAATTTGATGGAGCTTTCTGGCTGTCTTATTTGCTGATAGATAAAGGTTTTAAACAGGCTACAAATAAAGTTGGAGAATCAGAGTTTTCTATAGAATGGCAATCTGAAAAAGAAATGAAAAATAAAACATTCAAATATAGTGTATCTGATAAAGGTCAATGGTACACTATTATAATAAAAGATAACAACCATTTTATTGAAATAAGAGATTCACTAAAATTATTACCTTTTAGCGTAAAAAGAATAGGAAACAGTTTTAAGACAAAGCACAAAAAACTTGAAATGGAATATACAGGTTTTAGATATGCTGGATGCACTATAACTGACGAAGAGAAAAAGTATATAGCAAATGACGTTTTAGTTGTAAAAGAAGCGCTTGAAATCATGTTCAACGAGGGGCATAATAAACTTACTATAGGTTCGTGTTGCTTAGAAGAATATAAAAACATCTGTAAGCACAGTACAAAGAAATTACTCGATTACGATGAAATGTTTCCTGATATTTACACAATATGTATAAAGGAAGAATACAAGTATAATACCGCTGGTGATTATATAAGGAAAAGTTATCGTGGCGGATGGTGCTACCTTGTAAAAGGAAAAGAAAACAAAGTATACACATGTGGAACAACCGCCGATGTAAATTCTCTATATCCCAGTATGATGCACAGCGAAAGCGGAAACAAATACCCAGTAGGCAAACCAAAGTTTTGGAGTGGAAATTTCATTCCACCAGAAGCTATAGCAGAAAACAAATATTATTTTGTAAGGATAAAAACCAGATTTTATCTCAAGAAAAATATGCTACCATTTATACAGATAAAAGGTTCGTTTTTATACAAGGGAACAGAAGCACTGGAAACATCTGATATTTACAATAAAGATACTAATAAATATTATTCATTTTACAGAGATAGTGATGGTAATATGTGTGATACTAGAGTAGAATTAGTATTGACAATGACAGATTACGAGCTGTTAAAAGAGCACTATGAATTAGTTGATTTTGAAATATTAGATGGGTGTTGGTTTTATTCTATGATAGGTATTTTTGATGAATACATAGACACTTACAAAGAAATGAAACAGAAAAGCACAGGTGCTTTACGAGAATTAGCAAAACTATTCTTGAATAATTTATACGGTAAAATGGCAAGTAGTACAGATAGTTCTTTTAAATATGCATATGTGAAAGAAGATAATTCTATAGGTTTTGTTCCGGTTATAGAGAATAAAAAAACACCGGGCTACATCCCAGTAGGTTCTGCTATCACAAGTTACGCAAGAAATTTCACAATCAGAGCCGCTCAGAAAAACTATTACGGTGTTGATAAATCAGGATTTATTTACGCAGATACCGACAGTATCCATTGTGACTTACCACCTGAAAAAATAAAAGGGATCAAAGTACATGATAAAAACTTTTGCTGTTGGAAACTGGAATCCTGTTGGGATAAAGCAATATTCACCAGACAGAAAACATATATCGAGCATGTTGTAGCAGAAAATCTTGAGCCTATTGATACCCCATACAACAATATAAAGTGTGCAGGTATGCCCCAAAGATGTAAAGATTTATTTGAACTATCTATGACTTCAGATATTTCTATAGAAGATAAAGAATGGAGTGATGAAGAAAAAGAATTCTTATTTGACGAAAACGGTAAACAAATTGTTAGAACATTTAATGATTTTAAAGTAGGTTTGAAAGTACCGGGTAAGTTAAGACCAAAGCGTATACGAGGTGGAATTTTACTGGTAGAAACAACCTATGAGATGAGGTAACCTATGAACTGTAAAGATTGTTTTTGGAAGTTTGACAACGAATGTGAACATTGTTATAAGTGGAGGAATATCATGAAAGCAAAGCAGATTAAAATTAAATACTTGAGAAAAGATATGGTCAGAGTACACCTGATAAAAAACGGTGACTGGATAGACTTACGAACTGGCGTTGATGTGTTTATGAAAAAAGGTGATTTTCAGTTAATCCCTTTAGGCGTAGCGATGCAGTTACCAGAAAACACCGAAGCATTAGTAATTCCTCGCAGTTCTACGTTTAAAAAATACGGAATCATTCAGGCAAACAGCGTAGGACTTATTGATGAGTCCTATTGTGGCGAACAGGACGAATGGATGTTCCCGGCATATGCAACGAAAGATATTGTCATACCTAAAAATACACGTATCTGTCAGTTCCGCATACAGGAACATCAGCCACTAGTTAAAATAACAGAAGTAGAACACTTATCAGGAACAAACCGTGGTGGTTTTGGAAGTACAGGAGAACGATAATGTATGAACAGATTTTGGATAAAGTAATGCGTGAGTGTCTTGCACACAAAATGGAATGTAAATCATGTAAATATTATAGTTTGTGTGACAGATACAATATAACACCGTTTGGCGTTAATACCTATATTAAATGTTTATTTGACATTAGCAAAGAATGAAAAAAGACCGGGGCGAACATAGTTCGTTACCCGGTCAATTCTATATCTATAACTTATGCAACATCAAGTGCGCTCAGCGAAAACGACAAATCATCCAGCACTATCTTTCAAGTGTGCTACCTGAATGACTCACTTGTGATAACATAAGAAGATACCTTAATAACTTAGTGCATTTAATATAGCTTCCTTGCATCTCATATCTTTAAATCTAAAACAACCTCGTTCAAAGAGATAACGCAAGTTACTCAAAAAGAAATCATTTCTTTTCAACATAACATAATTTATGGAATGGTCATCTGTAGTAACTGTTATTTTCATAGGGAAAGTGCTATCTGGTTTATCATCACAATAGACAAAACCACTTTCCGCAAATTCCTTTACACCAAAATCATTTCCTTTATATTTTAACGTGCAGATATAACGACTTTTTCCAGTAGGTTTTTCGATGAAACTGTAGTTATCATTCAAATACACATTCTCACTACTATATGCAACATAATTATTTTTCTTAAAAGCACGATTGAAGCCACTCTCTTTCTGACTATCAGAAGCGCTTTCAATGAACCCCTGTTCCAACACATACCCATCACCACGCAAAAACTTTGTATCAGTATTCAGCCTGTTACATATACCCATAGCTACATAATAAGGGTTAATAATGCTTACTTGGTTTGCTAACATAAAAACAGGAACATACCTTACCTGTTCACCCTGACCACGGGCAATACTTGTATGAATACTTAAAAACTTTGTAATCTCGTCCGTACAGTAGTGATTGCTTTCACTCTGGAATTCGTCAAAGATCATCCTAGTAATATCAGAAAATAAATGTGAATATTTTTTAATACTATCAGAACTGTTTAGTGCAATAGCATATCCGCAACTTTTGTCATTAATAAACAACTCTTGGAAAATCCCTTTTGCTCTCTTTTTAGCTGTCATGGTTTTATCAGGAAAAAACAGTCCTTTTAAATCCTTAAAGAATTTATCTGCGACATCGTCCAGTTCATAATTATATCTATAAATAAGTCCAAACTTTTCCCCTTTATCAAGAAACCTGTTTACGCAAAGTCTGCCAAAATAGGTTGTCTTACCGCCAGTGCGGTTTGTAGTACACATATAGATTTCTGGTTTTTTGCCGTTCAAGTCCAACATGGACAAAAGTTTTGTTCCATCGTAATATTTTCCCATATATATATTAGTTCTCCTTATTAATATTTATTATACCACAACTATTTACTTTTGTAAAGTTTTATGTTATAATTATTTGTGAAGTAAAGAAAGAAAGGAGAAAGGTATGGAGCAGTTTTACCCTATTTTTTGTGCCTTGGCGTTTAATCTTGTAGACTTACTGACAGGGATTGTTTCAGCGATTAAGGATAAAGAGATTAGATCGTCAAGGCTCAGAGACGGGTTATTTAAAAAAGTTGGATTTATTCTGTGCTACGCTGTTGCATGGGGCATTGATACCTACGGTTACCTTGTTGGGTTTGACCTTAGCGTAGCGATACTGCCAGTAGTTGTCCTATATTCATGCACTACTGAACTGGTATCTATTCTGGAAAATATTTCAAAAATTAATCCAGATTTGTTACCCGACAAACTAATGGAAATGTTCCACGTTAGCAAGGAGTGATGATATGCACAAATTCAGTACAGTGAAAAGTGGATCAAACGGTACAGATGTGATTGTATTACAGACAGTCCTTTCCTTATTACATTATACAGGAAAAGACGGAAAACCACTGACAATTGACGGTGTGTGTGGTACGAATACGGTGTTCGCCATAAACAATTTTCAAACAACGACTAGGGCATATGGATATGAGTGTGGTACAAATGGTACAAATGATGGGTGCTTTGGTAAAAGCTGTTGGAAAGTGTTGGGGGTGATGTAAATTGCCAGACATTAATAAAGCGTATTCATGGGCTGTCAATACATGTAATGCACCGAACGTTGGATATTCTCAAGTGTATAGAAATCAACAAACCGTAAATGGTATAACCTATTACGATTGTAGCAGTTTTATCAATTATGCGTTACTAGCCGGTGGTTGGGAAACGCCAGGATATGCACCAAACCACAACTCGTTTAACACAAGTGCAGAAATCAAAGTGCTGTTATCACTAGGTTTTACCGATGTTTCTAGCGATCCTGAGTATCTTCCGGGGGACATTGGATGGACTAATGGTCATACTGAAATGTGCTATAAGGGTGGAACAGGAAAAGGCGTTTTCATGGGAGCTCGTACAAGTAAAGTACCTCTCGCAAATCAGGTGTCAATCAGCGACCATGAACGTTCTTTTCCAATAAAATTCAGATACGGCTCAGGTGGTGCTTCTGGTTACGGGTGTTCCGTTTATGTAATCGCAGCTATAGCGGGAAATCTCAGGCAAGAATCAAACGTAAATCCCGGCATATGGGAAGGATTACGAGAGGGAACATGGACAGAATTAAAGCACGGTTTTGGTTTAGGGCAGTGGACAAACACTGGTGGAGATACACACGGAAGACTTTATAAGTTACATGAGTGGTTGTCGACGCATGGATATGCGGATGATAGTGGTGAGGGGCAATGTCAGTATATCATAGAAGAAAATGTGTGGTACTCTACAGGCGAAGCAAGTGCCTACTCTTCACTTTCTGACTTCCTCGCATCAGACAGCACTGACATTACACATTTAACTCACGCTTGGAACATAGGTTGGGAGGGTATTCACGATAGTTCATGGGATACTCGTGTGACATATGCAAAAGAAGCGTATCAGTATATTGTAGACCATGGTAACGATTCAAGTATTACACAATGGATTACAGGTAACAGGTACTTGAATGTGGAAGAAATGCTAAACAATTCTGTAATGCTTTTTAGGTTTTTTAGTGCCGGAGGTGGTGGCGGTGGTACACCGTCAGAGAAAAAAGAAAAAATGCCTCTATGGATGATGGTACGATATAGGTAAGAAAGGAGAATAGTAATGTTTGAAAAAGGGTTATACAAACATGAAGAGGGATTCACCGTACTTGTAACAGACGACGGTAAGATTATGTTATCGCCAGACCACCCTCTTTCCATGAGATTAAGTGAGCTTTTTAATACAGAAAAATGGACAAGAGTAGAGTGAAAGGAGTAACGTATGGCTGTTAGAACAAGGGAAGAAATCTTGGAAAGCCTTAGAGGTAGGTTCGGTGATGATCCGACAGACGATGATATCGCTATGTTAGAAGATATCACAGACACTTTTACAGACTTTGAAGAAAAAACAAGTGATGCTACAAACTGGAAAAATAAATATGAAGAGAACGACAAAGCATGGAAGAAAAAATATTCAGACCGTTTTTTCAGTAAAGACGGTGATGGAAATGACAACCCCGGTGATTCTGGTGAACCAGAGGATAAGCCGATGAAAACATTTGATGATTTATTTACAGTAAAGGAGTGACAATAAATGCCAAGAAGAATTGCAAACAGCACACTGAATGCGTCAACGATTGACATTATGAATGTAATCCGACAGAACGCAAGCTACGACTATCAGCAAAATGTACCTGTAGTGCAGAACGAAACAGACATTCCCAGGGTTGGTGAAGTAATCTATGGCACACCCGCATTTGCGAATCAATTTTTAAATGCACTGGTAAACCGTATCGCAATCGTACGTATGCAGAGTGCAACATTTAACAACCCGTATTCCATGCTCAAAAAAGGCTATCTGGAATTTGGTGAAACAGTGGAAGACATTTTTGTTTCCATCGCAAAAGCAGTTGACTTTTCCGCTGAGAAAGCAAGTGGAAGAGAATTTAAAAGAACCATGCCGGATGTACGGTCAGCATTTCATGTGATGAACTGGCGTGTGATGTACCCAGTAACAATTCAGGATATGGACTTACATCAAGCATTTCTTAGCATGGACGGTGTGCAGAACCTGATTGCAAAAATCGTTGATGCTGTTTACACTGGTGCTGAGTACGACGAGTTTCTACTCTTTAAATATTTGCTGATTAAAGCTATCTCACATGGTAAAGTAAAAACCCAGTCCATCGTTGCGGATGCTGATTTGAAAACAAGTGCAGTTGCTTTCCGTGGAACTAGCAATCTGTTACCGTTTGTGAGTTCTGATTACAACAGTGCAGGTGTGAAAACAAATACACCGAAAGACAGACAGGTTATTTTTATGGATGCTAACTTTAATGCATCGTTTGATGTGAATGTACTTGCAAGTGCGTTTAACATGGACAAAGCCGACTTCCTTGGAAGACTGTTTATCATCGACAAGTGGGACACTTTTGACAACGAACGGTTTGACATTATTCGGGATAACTCTGATGGACTGGAAGAAGTAACGACAGACGAACTGGCGTTGATGAAAAACGTAAAAGCAGTGATTCTTGACGAAAACTGGTTTCAGGTATATGATAACATGAATAAGTTCACAGAGAAATACGTTTCTTCTGGTCTGTACTGGAACTATTTCTACCATACATGGAAAACTATCAGTAGTTCTCCTTTTGCTAACGCTGTTGCATTTGTGGACAGTACAGCCAATGTGGCATTACCAGAAACACTTACGTTACACTGGGATGCGAAAGACGAAACAGAAAAAGCAATCGCTCTGACCATGCATGCAGATGCAGAGGGTGTCACACTTGCACCTAACGAAGTGAATTTTGTTCAGACGGATGAACTTACTAAAGATGGCATTGCAGTGCAGAAATATGGCGGTATGTTAATTCCAGACGGCCAGTTCGGTACAGCAATGACGATTGTAGCAAACATTGGTGAACAGTTGTATAAAGCAACTAAAACCGTTATACCTACAGATGTACAGGTGGATGGTACTTTAACACTGAATAAGAAATAAGATACAAGGGACAGGGTAACAACCTGTCCCGGAAACGAGGTAATATGACAGAACAGTTTTTAGCAGATACAGTGGATAGTTCAGGGTACGCACACCCTACAGTCGGAGAGAATATTAGAAAAGGGGCAAAAGACCCTATCACTATTATTGACGCATTTACAAATGATACAGACAAGGCAAAAATGACAAACGCATTAGATGTAACTGCAGAAGATTTAAAACACGCCATCGTTTCTATGCTTAGTGGAGAAAGATTTCACTTTGGAAGTCTGGATGCTGACCCGTTGACAAGTGAACAGGTAACTAAAATCAAAACGTTTCTTGGAATTGTGTAGGTGATTAAATGTATATCCAACCGCAAACAAATATAAAGATTTTACATAACGTACCTTTAGATACAACTTACGAACACACTATTTATTTCAGTAGTGCAAGTGCACAACAGTCTTATTTTGCTGGTAAACAGAAGTATAACTTGGGTAGTTATACATACCAAAGAGTGAATAAGGGTATTGCAAGAGTTGGCATTAAAGCTGACAGCTTGTATGACTGTAATTACATGATGTTCCAGAACACAGCGTATGGGGCAAAATGGTTTTACGCTTTTATCACTAGCGTTGAGTTTGTAAATAATGAGTGTTCAGAAATTACGTTCGAACTGGATGTTATGCAGACTTGGTTTTTTGATTATACCATGGAGTACTCACTTGTGGAGAGGGAACATGTAGATGATGACGTAGCAGGCTTTCATATCGAACCAGAGAATGTGGAACTGGGGGAGTATGTGTTTAATGATTATAAAGACTTATCAGCTGTACTAAAGCCGTTAGCTGTTTACATTCTGGTGAATGACACGGATGAAGCATCTTCTGGAAACGTATATGATGGCGTATATGGTGGGTGTACTTTGTATGCATACAATCTTAGTGATACAAGCGGTATAAACAAACTGATTAATACTTACAATCAAAAACCAGAGGCTATTGTCGCTATGTATATGGCACCTGTAATTGGAGTTGGCGAAGCTATTCCCGATGGTGGTATGACTGTTAAATACTCAGCGAATGCTTATACTGTTAGCGGTGAGGCAGAAGCTGTAAATGTAGGTTCATGGGAGATTGACGGATATAAGCCAAAGAACAGAAAATTGTTTACTTACCCATACAATTTCTTTTCCATTGGAAACAACGATGGCAGTAGCTTGGCGTTGAGATACGAATTTTTTGACGGAAGAAAACCGCAATGGAATATTCGTGTACCTATTACGATGCCTATTCAATGCACTTTAAGACCCACAAACTATAAAGGAAGTACTGGTGTTTTTCCTAACGAATCGTTGACACTTTCTAATTACCCTATGTGTTCTTGGAGTACGGATGCTTTTAGAGCATGGTTGGCACAAAACGCTATTCCTATTATAGCTAATGCTGGTGTAAAAGCTGGGACAGGTGCAGTGATGGGCGGGTTGCCTATGGCTGGTGCTTCACTATTAAGTAGTGCCACTAATGCACTTGTGAGCGGTTATCAAGCGTCTATTCAAGCGGATATTACAAAAGGTAATCAGAATCATGGTAATAATAACGTGGCTTCCGGGTTGCAGTCATTTTATGGCGGTAGGTGTAGTATCACAAAATACTATGCTAGGATGATTGACGAATACTTTACCATGTTTGGGTATGCTATTCACAGGGTAAAAATACCTAACAGAAATGGTAGACCACACTGGAATTATGTCAAGACAATAGGATGTAATATTGTTGGTAGTGTCCCAGCGGATGATATGAGGAAAATTTGTAATATCTATGATGCTGGTGTTACGTTCTGGAAAAACGGTGATGAAATTGGTAACTATTCACTGGATAATACGAAATAAGGTGGTGAGAAAGTGAGAAAAAGAAGAGGTAATGGACAATTTGAAGAAAGTGCCTTACTAAACAATATAACCTATATGCAGTATTTCAACAGGCTTACAGAGTTAGCGATATCTATGTTTGAGTGGCAGAATTTGCCACCTACCGTTGACCCTAGGTATATAGAATTGCACTTATTTCAGAACGGTTCTATGGTGTATTTCAATGATGATGTGGTTGGAAATCTTTGCTTGGATTGCCTACCAAAAGGAAACTTTGATGTGTACGGAAATCCTGTATTGAGAAGAGCGTACTCAAGTTATAACAACTATAAGAGAGATTTAACAGAAGACGATAGCGTAATCATATGGAATAACTATCTGAGAACTAATTCTGTTACAGATATTAAAATGTACTCAAAGCGTTTGTATTTACTAGACAGAATTATTGATGTAAATGCCAACGCTCAAAAAACACCTGTGCTTGTGCAAGGAACAGAAAAACAACGGCTTACACTTTTAAATCTCTATAAAGAATTCGATGGAAATTCTCCTTTTATTTTTGGGGATAAGAACCTCGATTTAAACGCCTTGAAGTGTTTGAATACAGGTGCGCCATATGTGGCAGATAAAATTTATCAATTAAAAACACAGATATGGAACGAAGCGTTAACTTACTTAGGTATTAGCAATATTAACATTCAGAAGAAAGAAAGGTTAATCACAGACGAGGTTACAAGAAATCAGGGTGGTACAATTGCTAGTAGATATAGTAGGCTACAGGCTAGACGGGAAGCGGTTGATAAGATTAATGCTATGTTTGGTACTAATATAAGGGTGGATTACAGAGAAGATTTTCAGGAAATCGGTGATAGTGACGGACAAGATACGATAAAAGGCGGTGATAATGATGATTAGCTTCTTTTGTGGTTTTGTTATTGGCTCTTTGTGTGGCGTGTTTAGCCTTGCGTTGCTGGTGGCTGGAAAGTGTGGTGGTAAGAAATGAGTAAGTACACTACAGAAGTAAGGTTTATCTGTGAGAGTAAAGCCGGGTTGAGTGAAAGTGCTGGATGTGATAATGTGGATGATATTGTTAGTAAAAGTTGGGATAAGATTTTTACTAGAAAGGCTGTTTTCTTTGACGAAAGCTACAGAGCATTACTTTGTAAGAAGATATTGAAACATTATTATCTAAGGGAGATTGGAAGCGAAACTGTAGGAATCTGGAAACTATGGATGAATACACGGCTTGAAGAGATTATGCCTTTTTACAATCAGTTGTATAAGAGTGCATTGATTGAATTTAACCCGTTGTATGATGTGGATTTAAATAGAACGCATAATCGTAAGATTGATAGTAGTAAACAGGATACAGGTACTAGTCAGAGTGTTAGTAGTGGTGAAATAAATGCTAGTGGAACTAGTAGTGGTAGTAGTAACAATACAAAAAAAGATTTGTATAGCGATACACCACAAGGAGCTATTACTGGACTGGAAAATGAGAACTATTTGACTAACGCTAGAAAAATTACTGATACTGGTAGTACCAGTAATGAAAATAGTAGTACTGGCACTAATAAAACTACCGTTAATAATGATACTAGTAATACTGGAACAGCTAACAGCCTTGAAGATTATGTGGAGAATGTAAGCGGTAAACAGGGTAGTGAAAGTTATAGTAGTATGCTGTTGAAGTTTAGAGAAACTTTTTTGAATATTGATATGCAAGTTATTGAAGAGTTTAGCGACTTATTTATGGGGTTGTGGTAGATTGGAGGAATATTATGAGTATAGATAAAACAATTACACCAAATGAGCCAGCGGATTTTACGCCAACACTAGGTGATTATAGAACACTAAAACCGTTTCGTTACTGGTGTCAAAAAGTACTTCCATTGGTGTATGATGATAGTTTAAGTTATTATGAACTACTCTGTAAAGTTGTGGACTATTTAAATAAGACCATGGAAGATGTTGAAACATTGCATGGTGATGTAACTAATATTCATAAAGCGTATGAAGAATTACAGAACTATGTCAATAACTATTTCAGTACACTGGATGTCCAGGAAGAAATTAACAATAAACTTGATGGTATGGCTAGTGATGGCACTTTAAGTATTCTATTAAAAGCGATTATTGGTAACAATTCGTTTCCAACGTTTGTTAATTCCACAAGTGACATGACTAACACACTTTTAGTTTATGTTCTAAAATCTAACGGTCATATTTATTACTATGATTCAGGTAATTGGAAAGACAGTGGTTTGGTGTACGGGTCTTTTAACAGTTACACGCCATCAGATATTATTATTTTAAAAAGTAATATTGATAGTTATTTCAATGATTTAAACAATGCTCCAGTAAATAAATCAGTTTACTTATACAATATTACGTCAGATATAATGAAAAATTTGCCTATTAGCCCCGCACTTGGTTGCTTATCAACTTTTCAGTATAGCGAAAGGATTAATCAGCCGGGTGGGTATCAATTATTTGTCAGTCAAGATAGAGTATTTACTAGGTCAAATACTGGTTCAGCTCCTAACTTTAACTGGGGTAATTGGATTGAAATTTCGAATGAAAAAACATATCACCCATCAGATATTCTTATTTCAGAGGGAAACATTAAATCCTATTTCAATAATTTAAACAATGCTCCATTAAATAGAACAATTTTCCTCCTTAATATTACTGATACCATGATGGAAAATTTACCTATTAGCCCTGCAAGTGGTTGCTTATCAACTTTTCAGTATAGTGACAGGAGTAATCAGCCGGGTGGGTATCAATTATTTGTGAGTAGAAATAGAGCATTTACCAGAATTAATAGTGGTTCAGTACCTGACTTTAACTGGAGTAATTGGATTGAAATTTCCAGTGAATCATCATACAGAGCTTCAGATATTATTATTATCCCGTCTACTATTGGTGACTATTTCAATAACTTAAACAATGCTCCATTAAATAAAACAATTTTCCTATATAAAATTACTGACGATATAATGAAAAATTTGCCTATTAGCCCCGCAACCGGGAGCTTATCAACTTTTCAGTATAGCGACAGGAGTAATCAGCCGGGTGGGTATCAATTATTTGTCGGTGAAAATAGAGTATTTACTAGGGCAAATACTGGTTCAGCTCCTAACTTTAACTGGGGTAATTGGATTGAACTATCAAACCCAAAAGAGGAAAAATCATATTATCCAAAAGGGTTTAATTTATTTCGAAAATTTTGCACTGTTGGTGACAGTTTAAGCGTAGGATATCATACTCTTAAAGATGGTACAGCGGTATCAGAAGATAAAGATATATCATGGAGTAGTTTTATTAAAAATAAATACAGTAATGAAGTGTATTGGAGTGGTAAAAGTGGTGCAACATGCTTATCGTGGTTGAACGAAACAAGTGAAGAGTGGGGGTTAAAATACGCTAAAAAAATAGGTCAAATGCCTTTATATATTTTATGCATGGGTGCTAATGAAGTTAATCAAACTATTGGGTCTGAAAGTGATATAGGTACTACTAATAACACCTTATATAGCTACGTTAGTAGAGTAATAGAAGAATTAAAAAAGATATCACCAAATTGCTTTATAATTAGCACTGGTATTAGCAGAGGTGTTGGGTTTGGCTCTTCTACTATAAATGTAAATGCGGTATACAAAAATATGGAAAAGCATTATTCTAACTACTATTATATGGACTGCATTAACGAGTTCAATAGTTTACCATTCACAACTCTATATAACAACTATCACTACACTCCAATAGGGTATAGCTCAATGGCTGAATTATTTTCAGATAAATTAGATGAGATAATTAAAAAGCATTTATCAGATTTTATATATGCTTAAATTGAATTTTGCATCAGTGTTTACTGGTGCAAAATTTTTTTTAATTTATAAATAATATTTAACGTAAATATATAGTACAAGAATTGCACTGAAAAAACTTGTGTAGATTTTACATATTGACAGTACGAGGTATGTGTGGTATATGGTGCAAATGAGAAAGGGGGTTTTTCATTAAAGGGGCAATACTAAGCTATTTATAACCATATACCATTTTACCTCTTTTCTAGTACTTTCGTTAAATTTTTAACAATGTTCTAATTCTGGAAAAGGGTGAATCAATCACCCTGTGCTTTCCTTGGTGGTAAGACGGTTGCATAGCGGATAAAATCCTCTTCTGTCATTCCCAGTAGAATCTCTTCTACTTTTGATGATTCAATGTGAACCAGTTTGAACTCGTCCGTTTCGAAAAGTTTCTTGCATTTCTTTAGTAAATCTACTTCTGTATAAGTACCGCCTATTGTGTACTCATTAATAGTTACCTCCGCTGTTGTTACGTTTAAACACATAACCTTTGCTGTTGTCTGAGTTACTGTTCTTGTGACCATTCTTTCTCTCATAATCTTTTTTCTCCTTTTTATTGTTTTTTTTTACACGGCTGATGCCGGAAAGGTGTCCCAGCGTTGAAACTGGGATAGCGCCTATCGCTACACCTATAATGTCGCTCCCTTTATCAAGTAATCATTTTGAGCAGTGCTATAGCGAACACCGTCTTTTGAATCCCACGCACAGGTGAAACTAAAAGTGTTATGTGAACAAATACGGAACGTTGCTGGTGCACCCTCTTCCAGTGCCTCACGAAAACAACTATCGTAGGCTAGTAATTTTCTATAACCAGCGTTAGCGTAAACATCTGATAAAGCAAAACCCTCGTTTCTCCTAGCAAGTGCTAACAACTCTTGACCTCTTTTTGTGTACTGATTAATTTCTTTCATTTTTCTACCTCCTTTTTTTTTTTTT